ACCTTGATACAATGTATCTTTTACCGTTGCTTCGGTGTTAGATAACTGAACATCTCCTACTAATGGAAAAGGTGCTATTTCTTTTGCTGCAATAGCCGTTAATGAATTTGCTTTTAGTTTTGCATCTGCAACCGTTGCAAATGAAAAGTTTTCCTTTGTCAAAAAGAACGTCTTTAAAAGACCCTCAAAACATTGCAGTTTCCCGCCTATGTTCTTTACTTTGGTGTTTGTGCCTCCACAGGCTTCGTTTATAATCATTGTGTTGTTTTTAACAGTTAAGTTGGTATCTCATTTTTCCCGAAAACCTAAAGAAGCAATAAGGCTGCATATCTCTTAAATCGTTATCAAAATCTTTTAAGGCGTCAATACCCCTTGTAAATTCTTCAATAACAAATCTTGTTTGCCCGAATAGAGCCTTTTCGATTTCTGCCCTTATTTCTTCATCGTTCCGGTAATCAATACCTTGTTTAATCTTTGTTAGGTTAAGCTGGAATACTAAATGTACCTTTGATTCATATTCAGAGCCGTTAACCTTTTTAGAATTGCTTTCCTCGTAAAAGAAAAAGTTTCCGCTTTGGTTAATGTCGCTGAACAATACATCTTTGTAATCTTCGCCACCTATAAAGTGTGCTGGAATCGTTTTGTTCTCCTTGTTAAGGATTGTATAAACACGCCCATAACCTTCTATATTATCAAATTCAAGCCTAGCGTATATCTTTGACTGAATGTCCTGAATAACCTTGTCTATGCCGAATGTATTAGCTTTAAGATTGTTCATTACCACATATCCGTTGCATCGTTGATAGTAATAGGATTTGGAAATATAATATCGGTAGCCTTACGTATTGCAACAGTCAACTTGCTTGAAAGTCCTTTTGCTAATACACGTCCGCTATCATCTGTAATTCCTTCTAACTCTATCTTCAATTGGTTATAACTTAAACTTGCGTTTCGTTGCTTTTCGTTAAGCCTTGATGATGATACCATTTGCTCTATTGCGCTTATTGCAAGTGTATAGCCTATGACATTATCAAATACTTCTGGTTGTGATATGATAACACCAGAATAATCGAAACTATTCTGGTGCATCTTATTTTGGTTCAATACCGAAGTTAAAGAAGCAAGCACCGCATCTGTTTTCAATTGATTTAAGTAATTATTAAAATCACTTTCAATCATATCTATTTGATCGGTGGTGCTATAAAGGTTTTGGATTGTTACCAATTTATGGAAATAGCCAAAAGTCCTTCCCGAAAGCCCGATAATATGTTCTGGAGCGATTGTTACATCTACTCCAGAACCATTACCAAAACCTATACGGTTCTTCAATATCAATATTGAATCGCTGCTATACATTATACGCTAGGTACAAGTTCTGCCTCGAACGTTGCAACACCTTCTTCAGACAACTTATCAATCTTAGAAGCTAATGTAGCATCTTGTTGAGCGGTTGTAGATGGTGGTACTTCATCTGTTGCGTTCAATCCATCAACTACAGATTGTTTCGTGTAGTTAGTGCCTTTGTAGGTATAAACTGCATCGCCTTCAGTCTGTGCATCTTCTGATGCTGTTGATTCTTCCGTATTCATAAGATAGATACCATCTACGTTATTGATTACAGGCAAAACAAGTGCTTGAGATGATGTAGTTTCACTAAACGGATCGTTGCTATGGTATGTAGAAACCAAAATATAATCGTCTGCTTGTGCATACAATACATCTTGTTTCGGGTTGTTTGCTTCAACTAAAGTTCCATAGGTAAGGTCTCCCAAATCCATAGACTCAACAAAAGCTACAACTCCAGTTGCCCAAGGCTTTACAGATTTTCTAATTCCGTTTTTCTCAACATTAACGCTCTTGTCTATGAGAACAATTTGAGGCATACCGTTATTGGTAAGCGCATTGTTAATTTGTTCCATTGTTGGAGTTGGCGTATTACTTCCCGCAAAACCAATTGAAGCTGCGTAAAGTTCGCGCACTTCTGCTTTGGATTTAAAGTTGTTCCAAGATGCTCTATCCAACATCATAAACATTGGTGTACGTCCTTTTTTAGACGCCTTATCCAAAATATGTTCAATATCTGAAATAGGCTTTGCATTTGGATCGCTCCATTTGGTATTTACACCGAAACGGTTTGCATCGTTAAAACCAAAAGAAATACGTACTGCCGTTCCTTCGTTAACATCTTCTGAAATAGTAGTTGCGCCGGTTGAAACTGCTTCTAAGAACATATACTCCAATTTCTCATAGATACCTTTGATTACCTTGTTAGGGTCATCAAATAACATTCTAAGGATTTGAGGTGTTCTATTTCCGTTCGTATTGGTCGCTTCTAATATCTGAAGGTCTTGCATTTCCTGCTCTGACTTTCTATATTTTAGACCAAGTTTAGGAATGTCGCCTTCAAGAGCCTTGAAACTATCACGTCTCTTTAAGGGAATACTAGAATCCAAAGCCACAACATCTGCCGCAACTGTTCTTCCATCGGTATTCAACGAACCCCATTTAAGGTTTACGCTGAATTTCTTTTGAAGCATACTCATAAATAAGTACGCTTTTTCTTCTTTCAAGCCGTTTACTTTCGTAACATAAGCTGTAATTGTTGGCCCCCATAGTTTTTCGAGCCACGTATAAAACAATGATTTTTCCATCTTTTACGTTTTTTTTAGGCTTCGATAAACCTGATTAGACTTAATGCATCAACCGCTCCTGAAGGATATGCTGGAAGTCCAGCGCCTTCAACGGCTGCTACTTTGTTTACTGTGCCTCTAACAACTATTGAAGCTGCTGGCTTTTCGGTTGGGATTGTTACGTAAAGGATGCCTTTATACGTGTGTCCTGAAGGAAGTTCTGCGTAGTTACCACCAGAAACCGCTAAAGGCTTGTGAACCTTTGTTGCTATTTCTTCGATAATTACGTGTCCTGCTTTGATCGTTTTTTCTGTAACACCTGTTACGTCTAAAGAACGACCGCCCGCAATATCTTCCAACATAACAGGGATTACTACGCTATCATAGGTAGTATCCACATTTGTTGATTTTGATAAATCGTACATGTTAATTAATATTAGAGTTAATGAATGATTTTTATTTCATTCCATCAACAATGCTATTAACTACATCTTCGTTTGGTTTTAGGTTTGCCGTTCCATTTTGAGGAATGGTAGAATAGCCATTGGAATCTGCGTGGCTTTGGATAACATCTTTATAGATTCCCTCTACTGTCTTAACTTGATCTTCAATAGGTGTTTCAGAATTTACATCGATATTCTTAAAATAAAAATCTTGTAAATCTGGTTTTAATCCTTTGAAAGTTTCGGACTTTAGAAATTCTGATTTTGCTGAATTTACTTTCCCTTCCAATACTTTTCCCGATTCAATGGCTGTTACTTTTTCTAATAAGTTTTTATTAGCATCGAGTAACTCTTTAACGTATGCGGGAACATCTTCCGTTTTTGGTACTTCTACCTTTGGCGGGTCTGTTGGTTTTGGCGGGTCTTGCTTTGGAGGTGTATTTGCTTTTGACTCTAACAACCTTACACGATCATCTTCTTTTGCGATCTCGTCCAAAGGATTGTAGGTGTCGAACTGCTTTATTACCTCGTCCAGCTTTGCATCTTCTGCGTTATCTTCTGGAATCTTAGATAGTCTATCCGCAATCGCGTCTATCCTTTTGCTGGATAAGTTAGCCTGAGTAAAGATTTTCAGTCTACCTTTAATCCTTTCTGGTGTTACTGCCATAATAGAATTGTAAATGAATTTGATTCAAATATAATCTATTATTTAGAATGATTCTAAATAAGCGTTAAAAAGTTATTAACGTTTGTTTAAGTAAACTACCCACCCACGCAAAGCGATGGGATGGGCTTTAAACCTAAGAACGAATGCACTTGACAGTACAACATACTCGGCTTTTCAGGACTGTTTACATAATTAGTCCCCAACAACGCTATGTTCTTTGCTGCATTTTCATCAGCATCAAAAACAGAATTGCAGTTGTTACAAGTAAATTTTTTGCCTTGTCTACTGCCTATATGCAGACAATTATGGCAAGTCTTACTCGTATAAGCAGGATTAACAACAACCAACTTAACACCATTAAGCAAACACTTGTAAGTAAGAAAACCTCTAAGTTGATTGAAGTTCCATTTACCTACCCTTGTTCTAAATTTCTTGCCTTTCTTATTGGCAGAAAATCTAATACCTTTCAAATCCTCAATGGCAATTCCTTTGCCTTCGGTTTTTGCAAGTTGAACAATCTGTTTACTTATTGTGTGATTGATAATTGTACTCGTAGTTCGTTCTTTGCCGGACAATCGTTTCAGGACTTTTTTAGAGCCTTTCGTACCTTTGCTTTGAAGCGAACTCCTTACTTTTTGTCGTTTTTCTCTATAATCATTAAGTTTTTTAGAATTAAAAGATTTACCATTACTAAGCGCTGCAATTTCCAACAGCCCCATATCAACTCCGATAAACTCCTCCACATCTACAACATCTTCTTCGGGTACATCAACGGTCTGAAACAGGTAAAACTTTCCTTTCTTGTAAACCAAATCAGCTTCACCTTTAATGTAAGGCAAATAGTTTCGATTATGGCAAACAAAAGGTATTTTAATCCTACCTCCAATAGCCCAAAGGGAAACAATGTCGTTAGTCTTGTAGGTCATAATTCTACTGTCATAACCGATACTTCCAAGTGGTCTAAATTGCCGTTTTACTTTCTTATCCAGCTTATAAGCATCTGCCACTTTTGCAATACAGCGTACAAGAATTTGAGAAGAAAGTTTGAATGTATCCTTATAAGGATGATAAACTTGGTGATGGAGCTTAAAATTATTAAAAATTTTCTTTTCCCAAGCCACATCAGAAATGGCATTGCAAACAGTATTAGCTTCCTTCATCGTTTCGAGAAGCAAGTTAGCCTGTTCATCAGTAGGCAAAAGTTTTATTTTCAAAGTGAGTTTCACGAAGCAAAGATACTAAATAATTTCACATATCAGAAAATAATTACTAATTTTGTTAAACAATTTAAAGCGTGGCAGTCGCATTCCTCCCATCGAGCCTTCGGCATCAATGGGTTTCCTGCTCCAAGTTTATGAAAAAGCAAGAAACCATTTAAGGCTGCTTGCTTTAGTTGATATCACAATTTTTATAAGTGATTGTCTTCGAGTTGTAAATATAACGAATTAAACTTCCTTATTTAAGATCTCTTTGTATTCTTTGTCGTAAAAATTGTACCACATTTTATTTTGACCTCCATCTATAAAAAGTTTAATACTTGCTTCTGTTAAGCAATAACCATTCATAGACAAATCTGCATTTCCAATCTTAAAATTAGTTCCTTGCCACCCGCTTTGACCATCATAACAATCTATTGCATTTATTTTTTCGTCTTTTTCCTTTAAAACTAAACAAAGATCATCTATTAATTTAGGGTTGATTTTGGAAAACCTTTTCTTCAGATTTTCTGCATCTGAATAATCATATTCAATATGCTTCATTTCTCTATGCTCAAAATCTTTTATTAACTTCATAGGTTTTTTATTTGAAATATATCACTAATAACTTTTTATTGGAGGTGCTTTTTTAAATCGTTTCTTTACACGACCTTTTCGATTATAAGTCCTGAATATTTTTCGGCTTCTGCTATCACCGAACAATATATCTTCGTTAATCGGTTGTTGAAATCGGCTCTTTAGGAATTTCCAAATCTTGTATATCATTTTATTTTTATTTGGTTATATAAAAACATAGTCCCCACTTTCAACAGACATAAAAATAAACAATCCATACACGTTGTAGTACATTTTATTTGTTTTTGCAAGTGTGGTTTCAATCATTTCATCTTTCAAACTATCATATAAATATAAAACTCCATCTTTACTTATCTTGCCACCAATTAAATGATTCTTTGATTTTTCAGAATATCTGACATTTAATAATACAGGAAGAAAATCTATGCCATCACCATTAGGCTTATAACCTAAAGCAGAAGACGGTAATTTTTTACCGATGTGATTATAGTAAAGTGTATCAATATAGTAAGGCAATCCATCTTCTTGCATCCATTTAGAAAGTTGACCTATTACATTTCCTTTCTTACTTTTTTCTAACCTAAGAGGTGTAATAAAGTTATCTAAATTGCAAGCATTTGCAACTGCATAAAGACCACATCCATAATTATTTTTTTGTTTTCGCATTATTTTGATGTTGTTTTTATGAAAAACTTATTTACCTGTTCAAATATGTATTGAATAAAATAAGACTGCATTTCATCATTTTCGGTACAAGGATTATAGCCTATCCAATAAAAAGCCTTGTTTGCGATATGATTGCATTCGTGTACTATTATTCCAACATCGCAACTACTTTTAATTGCTAATTTGGTTTTGTTCTTGAATTCGAATACACCCGCATAGCAATCTATCATATCTACTCCAAACGTTTCTTTTATTTCTTCATCTTTATCGTAAACGATCAACTCAAAAGAAAAAGGTATTATCGGGATGTGTATCTTTTTTCTTTTCATTGTGCATCAATCGGTTCAATAATTGTTTCTATTGGTTTTAATCGTTCCATTATCAATGCTTTTTCAGCTTCTTTATCAGTAACAAAATCCAAAATAGAAAGTGCTGTATCAATGCTCATAACATTTCCATTAACCGCTTTTATAACAGATTCAACAGTTGATTCAACGTCATCTGGAATAATGCTATTGAACTGAATATCATAAAATAAATCCCTTGCTTGGCTCTTATATGATATTTGGGTTGTTGTTATGGTTCCGCTAATAAAAACGCTTAAAATACGCTCAATTGCGGTTCTATTATACCCCTCATTCATCTTTGCTTTTGTCAACGGATCAATGAACATCATTTTTAAAGCCTTACCGCTAATATCGCCTAATCCCTTTAAAGATTCAAACGACCAATCTGGCGTAGAAGTCATTGAAGATATGTAATTGTTCAATAGTTTTATTTCCAACTCTACGGACTGCGAAGCATCGGAACGCTCTAAAAATTCAGCATCTCCTCTTTCTATCTTTCCATCTTCGCCCTCGACCATATTAAAGTGCATCGCCTTACCATCTGCATCTTTATCTGGAGCACCGTTTACTTTCCCGAAAAGTTTTAGTATCGGTTGTCCTGAATAATCGTTTGCCGCTCCTAATTTTGAAACCGTTACTTCTAATCGGTCAATCATTTCCTTAACATCAAACCATTCTTCTTTTTCTTGGCTGAAATAAACAATAGGTATTTTATCGAAACCGTGTGCTTTTGCATCTTCGGTAAGCGCCATTTTACCTAAAGCATTATTAAGCGTGTACGCTCTTTCTTTATCCAGAATCAGAACGTTCCTAACATCTTTATTTGCTTTGACATCCCTTGTTAGATACTCCCAAACAAAAGCGGTCATATTGCCGTATTCGTTAAAATAAGGGGTCATCGTTCCGCTAGAGTTCTTTAATATCTTAGTCTTTATTTCCTTGCTGGTATTGACGCCCAATATCCTATTTACAAAGTTATTAGGCTTCAAATCTTCAATAGAAAATAGCAAAGCGCATTGTAGTTCGCTCTTTTGAAGTTTTACAAGTTCCTGGAGTTTAAAATCGATACGGTTGTTATTCCATAATCTCCCAATCTCTTTTGATAGTTCGGTATCGTTTGAAGGCTTCAATGTTATCTGCTCCCCAACCTCAAAAGCTGCTGCGGTATTGACTATCTTCTTTTGAAAAGCAATAGGAATACGAACGGCCTTAACGGTTTCTCTCCCTGCTGGGTGCTTGTCTTTTTGAATCCAGCCTATCTGCGATTTTCTTACGTGCCTATTGGTCTCGTTATACTCCTCGCGTAGTTTCTGTATCTTGATAGGGTCTTTAGTTGATGCCGTAAGCTTTTTTATAGCGTTTTCTGGATCGGCTTTAAGTATTTCGATTAAGTTTTCCATTGTTGTTTTTATGGAAAACGTCCTATTGTTAGTCCGTTAAGGTTTTGAGTCCGTAAGTCCTCTAATATACTATTCCTAGTTCTTCTAGGGTTTGGTCTGTTTTGTGAACCGTTGGCTCTGGTTCTGAAATATATTCTTTAAACTCTTCCTTGTAATATTCACAAATGAAATAATCGTCCGTATCTGTTAAATGCCCGAATTGCTCATAACTTACTTTTGTTACAGGATGCCTTACTTTCTTTTTTAACTTAGTCCCATCGCTATCTTCTTTTACATTTTCGTAATCGTCAATAGTTCTTAGGCAATTGTCTGATATCGTGTATTCAATGCCAAATATATTAGCAGCAAATATATCATTTATAAAATTACCTCTTGCAGCAACGCCAGGATTCTTATTAGGCAGCCTTGTTTTTGTTTTATAACCGTATTTGCTTAATTTATCTTCAATAATAGAAAAGAAATTATGCCCTTTTTCTAACTTTGTATCTGCCTTCAAAGACGTTCTGTCTCCATAAATAAAAACCGTATTTGAATTAGGCTTGTATGTGGCGTAAAACTTCTTTAAGGTGTGCGTTAGTGTGTTTAAAGGATGCTCTAAACATATCTCGCCAATCTTCCAAGAACGCTTTCCCTCTGCTTGATAAATTGAAAGTGTTAGATAGGGGTTAACGTTTTCGTCAAACGATATATGCAAAGGAAGTTCGGGATTGTAGGTGTGTTTTCTTACCTGCGCTTCGGTTCTGAAATTCTTATAAAATTCCCCGCCTACGTTTACATTTCCCCATTCTCCAAGAACATTGACTTTGTAACGGTTGTAATTCGTTAGCCTTAGCTTTTCGTAATCTTCTATGAGGTTATGATCTACATATCCATAAGTTCCGCAAGGGCTGCCAACCGACCAATAGTTGTCTTTATAAGATGTTTTAATCAATACGGTAGTTCCGCAACTACTTATTTTTACAAATGAATTAGGGTCTGGTAGCTCATACATCGAAGTTTCCCAAAGGTATGTATCGACTAATTTGGTTTTAACCCAAGATAGCTTACTTACAGGGTTCCAAGTTGCAAAAAAAACTTTTCTGCCTTCTCCCCTTAAAGACAGGTTGGTTTGTGCATATTCGTTTTCTTCGAATTGGTCTAGCTCGTCAAATAATACAAAGTTAAATCCTTCAACACCCTTTGCCTTATCTTCATCATCCAAACCAGTTAAAATAACTTCCGCACCGCTAACAGATTTAAAAGAACGGTCTTGCTTTTCCCATCCGTTTTGAAGTCTTGTAGTTTTTATACCTAAATCAAAAGATTTTTTTATTGTAGTTTTTACTCTTGCGCTTTCTTTTCTAAACAATATACTTGATTGTCTTTGCTCTAAACCTTGCTTTGCCAACAGTTGTGATACCGATATTGTTTTTGAAGAAGATTTACCACCGTAAATTAGAACCCTTTTTATTTTTGGTCTTTTAAGTACAATATCCTCTAATATAAAAAACAAAGGATTGAACCACTTTAAAGAGTAGGTTATGGTGGGTATATTTTCTGTCTCCAGCGTGTGCGACATAGTGAGTAAAGCCCTGTATTTATTGGGTTTCTTATTTTTCGTATTTAGACTGAAAAGCCATTCCTAGATCCAAACCTTTGTGAGTAGTTTCTTTTTTATCGGTAAGACCGTTAATCCTAGCTACAAGGTTTGGCGATTTGTATCGCCCAGTTAGACTTCCACTTATCTGATCGTCTTCCCATTCCTTTCGCGCGCATGTAACGACTCCCAAATACTCAGGATATGAATTGTTATAATTATCAATGTATTGATGAATATGAAATCCTTTTGTTCTATATACATAAGATTCAAAACCCTGTCTTAAATATGGTCTTTTCTTGCTTATCGATACAATATCCCCCTTTCCTGTTGCGACTTCGTCAACGTGCGGATTTTCGTCCACATTAATTTTGTACAAATCCCACAATTTTAAAAAATCCTCAGGGGTTTTTACGTTTTTTGGTTTTTTAAATTCAGGCATATCTTAAATTGGTTTTATTATTATACCTACCTAAAAGCATACCAGATAAATGAGATCTTGTACAACCAACAATTTCTGAAGCTTCTCTTACGCTATCATAAAATACACCGTTCTCTATGTCGATTATTATTTTACTTATCTTTTTTACGGATGCTTCTATTCCCTTTCTGTTAGAAATGCGCATCTTATCTTTTGTTTCTTTACTTGCTTTTGTTCCTAATTTTGCTTGTCTTATCTTTTCAATAGTTTCTTTTGAATGCCTTCTATTCTTGCAAGCTTCAACCCTTTCTTTTGATAATTTTTTGCCTTTTAATGAGTTGCTTATATTTATACGCCTTTCTTTTGTGAAGATAGCCCCTAAGTTTCCTTCTCCTCCATCAGTCAAATTGGCTAAAGATCCCTCGTTCTTATCTTTTCTCCCAAAATAAGTAATAAGTGTCTTTTCTATCTCGCAAGCTTCTCCCCAAGTTAAGTTATTATACAGAATAATAGAATCGACTATTGATTTTTTAAATATTTTTTTCCAAATATCATTCCTTCCATTGGTTGTAAAAGCTCTTTTATATCTTTTTGTTTTACCAATTCCAATATAAAAAGGGGTGTGATTATCTCTTATGTGAGCATATACATATGCTGTTTTAAGATCGTCTGGCGTTTGGAAAATGCGTGTAGGATGTATGTTTCCGTTCTTTGCCATTACTTATGATATTTGCTTTTGCCTATTGCGGCGATATAAAGTTGTTTCTTCTCGTTTTGCTTTAAGAGGTTAAGCGTGTCACCTAATGCCTTTACCGCGAAAGAAACTTTATAGCCCGCAAAAGATAAAGTCTTTGATAAATACAAAAGATATCCAGATCCAACCTCTTTGTAATCTTCTTCGCTTCCCTCGTATTTAAGGAAGTATTCTTTTAGAAGTTGATTGTTATAGATTGAATGCATTTTATGAGATTTCTTTTTTTGCTTCTTTACTAAGCAGGTTGTTTGCTTCAAGATAATCCAATGCCTCGCAAAGTAATAGGTCGGCTTTTCCCTTTGTTATCGTAGATAGGTTTACTTCTATTTTAACTAAGGTGTCTTTCATTACTCCTTATCTTCTTGTTTGCATTGGCAGTAAGGGTTGTCTAGCCAACAGTTGCATTTTGATTGCTTCATTTTTGCTTGGTAATTGAGATTATATCGGAAATCATTTTATCTATTTTATATTTTCCTAAATTAATAACCTTTGCTTCTTCCTTCCATAACTTCTTGTTCTGTCAATAGTTTAGCTTTATGATTTCTTTTAATTGAAAGCATGTTCTCAAAGAATAAGGCAGTTTCTTTTGGCACCGATAATGTTGTAGTTACTTTTTTAAGTTCTTCCTTACTTGCTTTCTGCCAAATAGCATTATCGAACGGCTTTCCGTTTTTTACTTTTGCCATATCGATTTTAGTTATTTGCATTGCTTTAAGCTTGATAAAAACGGAGAATATTACAACCCTCCGTTTTGTTTATTTACCGTATCGTGGTCTTACGTTTTAAGCGGTCGCTCTAAGCGGTGCATTAAAAAGGTTTACAACTTTGCCAGTTGTGTTTATAATATTACCTATCCAAACATTTTCTCTTGCTGTCAAAACCAGTCGACCCCATTTGCAAGGTATAGTGCTTACATCACTTTTTTTAAACGGCAGTTTAAGTGGAGTCGGAGGGATTCGAACCCTCGTCCAAACAAGTAATTATTTAGCCTAACAGTAATACCAATCTTTCAATGATCTAATAATTTTAAAATCCCCTCGCTAATTTGAAAGCTAATTATAATTATTGCTATAAACGTGCTATAAACTAACGGTATCGAATATCGCTGTATTTATTTTGTTTGTTCCTTCGTCAAAGGGAAGGGAATTTATGTAAAGCTACTATTTTTATTTAATCTTATTAAGAA